ATCCTGTACCTGAAGGGCTGCGCCGTCAGTTACAAGCGCACGGTCTGGAAGACGGATACGCAGGGTTGAGCCAATTTTAGCACCTTCGACAGCAAAGCTATCGTCGTACTGGCGGTTTACGTTACGAGTAAGCACAAGGTTGTTCTCTAGAATTTCTAGAGCCTTCCGCGTGATCATATCAATTGTTAAAATCGAGTTAGACATGGTAATAATCCCAAATTATCTGTTGCGTTGTGCCTCGTACTTCTTGATCTGCCGCATACGTTCTGCTTCGATCCATTCCGACGTAGTCATTGACTTAGTCGAACGAGGATCAGTTGTGTCAAACTGGTTTGACCCAGTAGAACGTGCTGTGACAGGCGCAATCGGAGCCGGGGCGTTTGAAGTTCTTTTAACCGGCGGATTTGAGGACAATGAAGCCTCAAGTTTTCCAATCTCTTTTGCCTGCAAAATTGGCGCTAGGCGGGCGATACGATCAGCTTCTTTCGGATTTGAGCCGAGGTAGTATAGAACGTCTGGGCCTGCGTCTGACGCTTGGATGCTTTGCGCCATGAAATCCGTAATAGGAAGGTTGGGATTGTATGCGACTTGTTCAAAGTCATCATATTTGTCCCGCGCAGCCTCTTCCAGATCATGGTAGGCATCCTGCATTTCAGCTTGCTGACGGGCGTTATCGCGCCTTGCCAGCAATTCTTCGGCTTTACGTTCGGCCAAAACCTCTGCGTAATCTTCATATGTCTCAAATTGATCAGGGGTAATATCATAGCCTGCTTGCTGGCGGGCTTGGACTTCCTCTGCTCTTTGAGCCTGTTCGCGCTCCCATTTGCGCTGTTCTCTTGCGAGGCGCTTGCCAACAATTGCGTCAAGTTCTTCTTGTGTGAAGGACTTATTTGCATCCTGTTCAGCAGGCGTTTCCGGCGTCGTGTTTTCTACAGGCTCGATTGCTGCCGTGGCTTCGAGTTCTGGCGCGGAGGCATCCGCTACGTTGGGGACTGTTTCGTCCATGTGTAACTCCTATGGAGTTCCTGATGTGCCGCATCAGTACGGTTAATGGTCAAACTACAGTAAATTATGTGGCTTGACAATATGCTTGAGTTGCTTCGTCCCAATAATAGCGTTTGCCGTCATCCGGTTTGGCAATTGGGGCGTCCCATAAACAGGTATCTTCGTTAAGAATCCACGATGGATACGGCTGCGGCGCGATAAAAGCATCGCGCGCTGCGTCGTATGTGTGTCCAATGCCAGCATAATTCTTGCGTAACGGACGCCCTTCTGGGTGCTGTCCGCCATGCGTGTTGTATGATGTTTGCACCCACAGCGCAAAGTCGCCAAACAAGCCGGCGTCAATAACGTCTTGTTCAGCCACGATTACCTCAGTGACTATGCCGTCAATAACTTTTGCAAAATGAGTCACGAAGCTTTTCCTTACTAAGAATGATCAAAGGCCCATTCGCCGTCGATTTGTTTATCGTAAACCATTTTGTTTAGTTCTTCGCAAAACTCGGCGACTTTAGGCGGCAGATCAACATTAACCTTTTCAACAGAGATAGTTTCTCTAATTTTGTGCATACCGTCAAGACCATGATATTGATCATCTTCGGCAAAAACTTGCTCAACTTTCTCAACGTTATGCTCAAATTTGTTCCAACCGTAAAAAGCGTAGATTAGGTCTAAAACTTTAAGCGGATCGGAAACTAAATCCCTGTAGTCTACATACAGAAAATTTTCTTGCGGTTGAGTTTTACCAAGAGCAATAGCTTCCGCGGCCCTGTAAATGGGTTCCGCTCCGGGCTGCATTAAGTCTTCGTACAGGTCGCCTTGGTGGTTATTCTTAATACGCAAAGACACTAAAGATTTTACGACATCTTCAATAGGCCGGACAAGAACCACAAATTTTTGATCTGAATTAACGTTATCTAACCACATTTTTGTGTTCACGGGGTGACACCACATCCGGCCTTTTTCTATTATAATAGGCTTTTCAATGTTTTTGTAGTGAAGGCTGGGTAAAGCAGACATAATGTCTTTTTTTGTGCCAAGCCTATTGTTTGCAAAAAGGGGTGGGTAGTTGTCGCATATTTGCTGTGTCTGCCACATTAGTTCGCAAAGAATCGACGCGCCTTCCCCGTGTATGTTGGGGTTTTGCATAAGTAAATTTATTAACAACGTTGAACCAGTTCTGGGCAACCCACAAAACACCGCAAACTGCTGGTTTTTGTTACTTGTTACCATGTAATCGTTCCCGACGCATTAAACGTGTAAATTTTATAGCCCCCTGTTTGGGTTAGTACCGGTGAGCCAGTTACGCTCGCGTTCGGAAAAGTGTCAACGTAACGAATAATAATAATTCCAGACCCGCCGTCGCCTCCAACATTACTGTTGCCGCCGCCGCCGCCGCCGCCTGTATTAACCGCGCCAGCAATAGGGTTGGTGGGAGACCCATTTGCCCCGCCGCCTACGCCGCCAAGCCCGGAAGACGAGCCGCCGCCGCCGCCCGCGTAAAAGACACTGCTTCCACTAATACTGCTAGAACTGCCAGCGCCGCCGCCACCAATTCCCGGTGCGGGATTGTTAATGGCATTTGTCCCAGCCGCGCCGCCGCCGCCGCCGCCGCCGCCATTATAGTTGCCGCCGCCGCCGCCAGCGTTGCCCTGTCCAACCGTGCCAGCGCCGCCGGCGCCAATACCATAGCCGGGGGCTCCAGAACCGCCGCCGCCGGACCCTCCACTTAAACCAGCCGGACTATTAAACCGACCGGCGCCGCCGCCGCCTAAAGAGGTAACGGTCGCAAAGATAGAGTTATTTCCAGTGGTACGATTTGGGCCGCCTGCACCGACAGTAACAGTGTATGTAGTTCCGGCTACAACGGGCGTAAATGTCCCCGTTAAGAAACCGCCCGCGCCGCCGCCGCCGCCGTAACGCCCGCCGCCGCCGCCGCCAGCAACAACAAGGTATTCTACAGATGTCGGCGCCGGCACTGCTGGCGTCACACTATTACTTGCCGCGCTTGATGGGCCCGTACCAGAAGCGTTGGTTGCAGCTACCGTGAAAGTATACGCAGTGCCTGTAGTCAACCCTGTAACGGTAATCGGTGAGGACGCACCAGTGGCTGTAATGCCGCCCGGACTTGAGGTGACTGTGTAACTTGTAATAACTGCCGGTATGCCGGGGTTGGCAGGCGCAGTAAACGTTACCGAAGCTGTGGTCGCAGTAGAAGATGTAGCCGTACCAATCGTAGGCGCACCGGGTGGGACACCCCCACGCGTACCCACTGAAATAGAGGCCCGTAAGCCTATACCTAAACCATTACGGACGGGGATGCCAAAACTCATCTGATGTTAATCGGCTTTGCGTACAGTGTACCGCTTGCGCTGATCTGGATAGCACTGACGCGCCATGAACCGCCCGTAGCGTCACCGCCGGGCTGCTGTACGTAAATAGGTACAGGTGTGTTGGCAGGCAGCGGAGTGTCAGCCGATGTAGCTGTGACGCCGTTACCAACGCGGATGTACGCGTCAGATGTACACCAGACCAGCACGCCTTGTGGGCCAGCGGGCCAGCCAGTTACAGAACCAGCGGTTCCGGTGTAAGCTACGCTTTGCGTACCAAAGGCAGCATCGTTAAGAGGGCGTAAAAGTTCCATATGTCGCGTCCTTATGCGAGAAATTTAAGTTTGTACAAGGTTGAGTAATACAACCCAAAAATCTCGTCGATAATGTTTTGGATTGGAGTGCAATCCTTATCAACGACTTTATACCGCATTTCCTCAAGTTCGTCTACCTGACCTTCAAGAAACGCAACAATATTGTTTGTCTTCTTAGCTGACATAAGCGAAATAGGGCCGATAAGGCCATATTTGCCTTGGTAGGCTTCAGCAAATTTGTCAGCCAGTTCGATCACTTCATCATAAAAAGTGTTCAAGGCCGAGTGCTTGGCAAAGCTACGCGTGTTCAAGTGCGTCGAATGGGCTACATCGCGCGCAAGAAACAGTGTGCCTACGAAGTCAGCGCATTTCATGATGATGGTCCTTGGGGCCAGACGATAGCAAACGGATTAGCTTGGTCAGTTATGTCACGCAAGGCTTGGCGGTATGTAGCCCATGCAGCGGCATCTACAGGCGCGTCAGGTAACTGCGTCCAATCGGATTCAACCAGCAGCTTGTTACGTTCAACACGAATAACATCCCATTGCGCTCCAACTTTTGCTGCTGATGCGTCTGCGTCGAGGTCCGACACAATGTAGTTCTGTGTCCAAACACCATCAATCAGCAACGCTGGGCCTTCTTCAAGGTGCTGTGTAGCTGCATCGTGATACGGCGGTGTGACGATCTGCTTTTTGTGTACGCCAAAATGTACGACCTGTTCTTCGGTCAAGCGCCGGGCGTAGCAATAGTTATCCGCGTCCCACTGCGTTGGCTCGGCATCAAAGATGTGCCGTATAAAGGTGTCGCCTTGGGCTTGGACATACCACATTATTATGCTTCCTTTGCTTCCCGCTTGGCGGTTACACGTACAACAGCCGCATCATATGCGGCTTGGTCTTCAATCTGGTCTTTTAGCGCCGCCATGATGGACTCTACATTACCCATCTGTTTGCGTGTGTCAGTTAGTCTTTCTGCTATATTGGCCGCAAACTCATTGTCTGTAGCGTTTGCCAGCAGATGCTCAAAGTTTTTGCGGTCAAAGTCGTAATGAAAATGTTCAATCTCGCGTGCGTACATGGCATCCGCTAGGGTGTCGTATTTGTAATCGTCGCTGAGTTGTGTGTATATCATGTAATATCTTTCTTTATAGCGCAGGGCTAAAGGTAACGGCGCGAAGACTGCCCGTAAATGGTGTAGTTGGGGCGGCGTATCTGGTGCCAAAACCAGTGCTGACGTTCCACGGGTAGGTTCCTACGACAGATGATGCGCCGGATACTACAGCAATAGTGTCCCCGGTAACGGAAAAGGCAACGCTGGTGCTGTTGCTGGGAGGTAGTGTAGCCGGATTAGTGTATTTGGTGCCAAAGCCAGCGCCACTCCACGGGTAGGCAGAAACGAAGGGTGTAGTAAAGTGCGCTACAGCAATAGCATCGCCAGCAGGACTAAACGCTACGCCAGTACCAGTGCCAGCAGGTAGCGTAGCGGGGTTGGCGTATTTAACGCCGAAACCAGTGCCGGCGTTCCACGGGTATACGGAGACAAATGGTGTTGTGCCGTGCGATACAGCAATAGCATCCCCCGCAGGGCTAAAGGCTACGCTGTTGCTGTCGCCGGTAGGCAATGTAGCAGGGTTGGCGTATTTGGTACCAAAGCCAGTGCCGACGTTCCAAGGGTAGGCTGTGACGCGGGGTGAAGTAGTATGCGCTATAGCAACAGAAGTACCTGCGGGACTAAAGGCAACACCGTAGCCAGTGCCAGTAGGTAGTGTAGCTGGGTCGGCATATTTAGTGCCAAAGCCAGTGCTGACGTTCCAAGGGTATGCTGTAATATATGGTGTTGAGGTACTTGCTATCGCTATAGCATCGCTTGCAGGTGAAAACGCTACGCCGAAGCTAGCTGACGGAAGTGGTGTAGATGGGCTTGCATATATAGCGCCGTATCCTGAGCTACTCCAACGATAGACTGAAATAAAGGTACCTGCATCATGCGCTAATGCTACTACGTTACCTGCAGGTGAAAACGCTACGCCGTAACCATCGTTACCTAAAGAGGCTGGGTTGGCATATCTAGTACCGAAGCCGCCGCTGCTGCTCCACCCGTAGGCTTGAATGTAGGGGCTGCTACTAGATGCAGCCGCTATAGCGTAAGGTGCAAGGGCTGTGCCTGTTTGGTATAAAAAATTTGCCATCCATTTAGTCGCGGTGACTTTAATTGCCATAAGAGTGTTATTTGCAGGTAATATGAGTTCGCCCGTTGTCCCGCTGCCAAACACAAGCGTATCACTGTTAATTGCCACATTAACCGCAGTACCGCCGTTTTCAACGGTAAACAGCACCACAGTTCCAATTGGAAACGCAACGCTGGCGTTTGCAGGGATGGTGTATGTGCGGCGCGTTGCATCCGACGCAGGGTGAAATATCTGCTTGCCCCCATCACTCAAAACTAACGTGTAGTTTGCTGTCTGAATGTTTTGCGGGAAAGACACGCCGCTTGATGAAGCTGCGGACACCCACGATGTGCCGTTGCTGGTTAACAGATTACCTGTAGTACCGGGCGCAACAGTTTGAACCGCCGAAGTTCCGTTGCCAAGTAGCACGTTGTTAGCTGTGAGTGTGGCTAAACCTGTGCCGCCGGACGTAACGCCAAGTGCGTTGGTAAACCCTACAGTTCCTGTAGCGTTAAGGTCTGTAAGCGTTGTAGTGCCTGTAACGCCAAGTGTGCCTGTGACGGCAAAGTTGTTAGGTATAGTGACATTACCCGCAGACGTTACGGAAATCGGCAATTCTTGTACGTTGCCAGCGCCTGACGTATCACGGCCAAGCACTTTACCGGCAGCCGCGGTCAATACGTGTTCTTGGTTCCAGTTGGACGGCTGGACAAGCGTTGCGTCGCCGCTGTCAGTTTTGGCAGACTGAAAGGTATGTTTGAGGCTTACGGTCATTACATCATTCCTTCAGGCGGCATCTCAGGCATGGCGCCCATTTCTGGCATTGGTTGCGGTTCAGGCATTTCTTCGGTCATGTCAGGTTGCTCACGCATTTCAGGTGATCCGCTGATCAAATCACCTGTATCCAGTGCGCCTGCAATCGTCCCCATGACAATATCCTGAATTTGCTCTTCTGTCATCCCTGCTTGCATCGCGCTGATACGTTTTGTTTCTGCATCGTAGGCGTCTACCTGTGCCTTGTATTCCTTAATGTCTACTTCACGCTTCGCAACGTCTGCCTGCACGCCTTCGATAATATCGACCATGCGGTTGAGTTCTTGCGCCATAACTTCCATTTGCTGCTGTGCAGCAGCCATTTCAGGTGACTCATCGCCTGTAGCAAGTACTTTAGGATCAAGGATTTTCTTGAACCGCTCTGCCATTTCCTGCGCGCCGGGCCAATCCATGTTCTTAATGAACAAATCGCCTGCAACAGCCCAAAGTTGTGGGTTGGATTGCAGAATCTGGCTCATGGCATCAAGTGCTTCTTGACGTTTGGTCATGTAGCCGGGGCCAGTAGTGACCATAACGTCGTATGTACCAACGCCGGGGTTGTAAATCTTTTCAATTAGACCGCCGGTTTCAGCATCGCGCACTTCACGTACTGGTTCTTCCTGCGACGGGTCCATCTTGACCATGCTGACTTCGCCATCAGCACCAATGATGCGTGCGATGCGCTGCGTGTCGTAGATTTTAGGAATCATATCGACAATTTGGCGCGTAATGTAGCGAATGGCCCGCGCAAGGTTGTCAACGTAGTGATACGTGCCAACATCGCCCTGCTTTTCGCG